CCATGTCCTCGCCGCTGTTTTCGTTGGCTCCTGCGCTCATTCTGGCCAGCGTGTCGCCGATGATCAGGCGTACCGGCTTGCCCTTGATCTTCTCGATGGCCCTGACCATCTCGATCACGTCGTGTGCGTCTTGGGCACCTGAGTAGAAGTTCATCGGGACCGGCACCATCGCCAAGTTCTCCAGGCTGCAGCCGTGGAACTTCTTGATGGCCTGCATGCGCGACCGGATGCTGGCCGGGGCTTCGCTGGCCAGATACACCACCAGGCCGGGGTCGGTCTTGCGTCCGTAGCAGTCCGAGCCGGTGGCGATGGCCGTGGCCACTGAAAGTGCCCAGAATGTTTTGCCTGAGTTGCTGTCGCCGTACACCACCACCGAGCTGCCGATGGTCATGAGGCCTTCGACCAGCTCGTCTGGTGCCTCGTAGTCGTTGCCGAGCTGGTCACCGAACACCACCTGCAGCTTGTCCATCACAGTTGTGCCGGTTTGCTGCACCAGCAGGGCTGAGAGATTGTGTCCTGCTTGCACGTAGTCGTTGGCGTCCATGCCCTCGATGGGTGGGATGATCACCCTAGCACCAAACTTTGCGCTGGCTTGGTCTGCGTAGCGCTGGCCCACGCCGTGTTTGTCATGGTCTGCCACGATAACGATGTCCTGAGTTGCGCCGTACATCTCGCGCAGGCTTGATGTGACCGGCACCAGGCTGCTGGCGCTGTAAGCAACAACGCAGGGTCGGCTGGTGGTTTCATAGATGGTGGCTGCGGTGGCGAATCCCTCGGCCACGTAAAGGGTGCCGGGTTCGTCCATTGTGCCGACCATCCAAAATTTGCCACCCGACTTGCCGCCGGGGTGGTACAGCTTGCCACCATCCTCATCGATGTATTGCAAAGTGCTCAGGGTGCCGTCCTGATCGTAGAGGGGGACCATCAGCCGCCCATCGCCTGTGGTGCGCACGCCGTGGGTCTGGATGCCTTTGCGCTTCAGGTAAGGGTGGTCGGGGTGGGCTGCGACGCCACTAAGCCAAATTTTCTCGACCGTCTCGCTGGCCACTTGATGTTGGCGCTCTTGGGCAGCTTCGCGCAAGACCTTGGATTCATTGATGCGCCTTGCGTGGGCCATCTCCTCGAAGTCAGTGAGCTTGCGTCCTACATCTGCACGCCATGTGACTTCGATGCCTGCACGCCAACATCCAAACCGACCGGCTGGGATGCCATCACCGAACACCAAATACCAGCCTGGTTTGTCGATGCCTGGTGTGCCCTTGGTGCCTGACTTGAACCGGTGAATCTTGCCGTCCATCTCGATGTGATCGGGTGGCTCCAGGCCTGCACCGATCATGGCGTCTCGAAGCTGTGTCTCAGGTGGTGCAACTCTTTTTTCTGGTGGTGGCGACCAGGGGCCGCCGAGGACGTTGGAGAGGTCAGCCATTGATTGTGGCCTCCTGCCTTGTCAGGTAGTCCGACAGCGCCTTGACCGTCTCATACAAGGGCTTGGACTCCTCCTGCATGAAGCGGTAAACCGTGGCCGGGTGCACGCCTGCGTTCTCGGCCACCCTCTTGAGATTGGCATCTTCTAGCCGTTTTTTGATTTGCTCAACAGTCATCATAAGTTGCACCTCTGAAAATATATTTGCGGGAGTGCTTGCACTATACCCTATTTTCGGTTTATGATGCAAGCACTGCGCAACTGGATGGTCCGAAAGCGCAGCAACCCAAAAAGGAGAGCCACTCATGGCAATCAACGTGAAGTCCACCGGCAGCCTGGCTGCCAACGGTGTCAAAGTCCTGGTCTATGGCCAGGCCGGTGCGGGTAAAACCTCGCTGATCAAAAGCCTGCCCAGCCCCATCGTGCTGTCCGCTGAAGGTGGCCTGCTGTCCATTCAGGACGCAGACCTGCCCTTCATCGAGATCGCCTCGATGGACGATCTGCGGGAGGCCTACGAATGGCTGACCAGCTCGGACGATGCCAAGGCTTACCAGTCGGTGGCCCTGGACTCGATCAGCGAGATCGCCGAGGTCTGCCTCAACCACGAGAAGAAGGTCAACAAAGACCCACGCGCAGCCTATGGGGCCATGCAGGAGCAGATGGCCGACATCATCCGTGCCTTCCGCGATCTGCCTGGCCGCCATGTTTACATGAGCGCCAAACTGGAGAAGACGCAGGACGAGATGGGCCGGGTGCTGTACGCGCCCAGCATGCCGGGCAACAAGACCGGCCAGGCGCTGCCCTACTTCTTTGACGAAGTGCTGGCCCTGCGTGTGGAGAAGGATGGTGAGGGTGCCACGCAGCGTGCCCTGATGTGCGACAGCGATGGCTTGTGGTTGGCCAAGGACCGTAGCGGCAAGCTGGATGCCTGGGAGACGCCGGACCTCAGCGCCATCATCGCCAAGATTGGAGCACGAGCATGAGCGACCTTAAAACCCTGAGCGCAGACTGGCTGCGCCACAAGACCGACGAGGAGAAGGCAGTCACCGAGCGCCGCAAGATCGAGGACCAGATCGTCAAGATGCTCAAGCTGCCCGAGTCGTTTGAGACCACCGAGACCGCCGAGCCGCAAGGCTTTGTGGTCAAGATTGCTGGCCGCATTGACCGCAAGGTGGACAGCGACAAGCTGCAGGAGCTGGCCGCTGAGCACGGCCTGACCGAGCACTTGAGCCGCCTGTTTCGCTGGAAGCCTGAGATCAGCATGGCGCTGTGGAAGGCTGCAGACGAGTCAATCACCAAGCCGCTGGCCGGTGCTATCACGGCCAAGCCTGGCCGCCCATCTTTCAAAATCACCATCAAGGAGTAACTCATGGCTTTTCTTGGACAAACATTCGACGCAAACGACCTGCCCCAGGGCAGCAGCATCAGCTCACCGGTTCCTGAAGGCGCTTACAACGCCACCATCACGCAGGCCGAGCTGAAACCCACCGCCGACGGCACTGGCCAGTACATCAAGATGCGCCTGGACATCACCGGTCCAACGCACCAGGGCCGGGTGGTGTTCTCAAACCTCAACATCAAAAACGCGAGCGCCAAGGCCGAGGAGATCGGACGCCAGCAGCTTGGCGACATCATGCGCGCCATTGGCTTGGCCAAGGTGACCGACACCGACCAGCTCATTGGCGGCAGCCTCAACATCAAGCTGTCGATTCGCGCCTCGCGCCTGGATGAGAAGACTGGCAAGACTTACGAGGCCAGCAACGAGGTCAAGGCCTACCGCGCCATCAGCGGTGGCGCTGCGCCTGCGTTCAAAGCTGCAGCGCCTGCGGCTGCCGCCCAGGTGGCCGAGGCCGCACCAGCCAAGCCTGCCAAGGCCTCGCCTCCTTGGGTCAAGAAGTAAGCAAAAGAAAAGCCCCAGCCTCTTGCGGAGGTTGGGGCAAATGGCAACTACATGAAGGAGAACCCAGTGAAGATTCCCGAATCAGAGCATACCATTCAGGCCTTGATTGACAAGGCGCACGAGGCAAAGGCTGAGCAGCCCAGGGGGCACATGGGCTGCAGCCAGTTGGGCCACCCTTGCGACCGATGGCTGTGGCTGTCGTTTCGCTGGGCTGTGCAGCCCAAGTTCCCTGGCCGCATCCTGCGTTTGTTTCGCAGGGGCCAGATGGAGGAGGCCACCATCGTGTCCGACCTCAGAGCCATCGGCATGGACATTCGCGGCACCTCGGGCAAACAGACCCGAGTCGATCTTGGCTGCCACGTCTCCGGCAGCCTGGACGCCATCGTTGAGTCTGGCGTGCCGGAGGCACCCAAGAAGCGCCACATCGCCGAGTTCAAGACGCACAGCAAGAAGTCGTTTGATGACCTGGACAAGCACGGGGTCGAGAAGTCCAAGCCCGAGCACTTCGTGCAGATGCAGCTCTACATGCACGGCACCGAGATCGACCGCGCCCTGTACTTGGCTGTCTGCAAGGACGACGACCGCATCTACACCGAGCGCGTGGCCTACGACAAGGCTGTGGCCATGAAGGCCATTGAGCGTGGCCACCGGCTGGCGCTGGACGACCACATGCCCTCACCGATCAGCACGGACCCGAGCTGGTACCAGTGCAAGTTCTGCGACGCGCACGAGTTTTGCCACGAGAGCAAGACCACCAAGCACGTGAACTGCCGCACCTGCGCGCACAGCACGGCCACCAAGGCCAGCGAGTGGCACTGTGTGCGCTGGGATGCTGTGGTGCCGCTGGAGGCCCAGCACACCGGCTGCGAGGGCCATGTGCTGCATCCTGACCTGGTGCCCTGGCAGCGCCAAGACGGGCCGGACGATTTCACGGCTGTGTATGTGGTGGGTGGTGTGAGCGTGGCCAACGGAGACCCAGAGATTGAGGGTGTTTACAGCAGCAAGGAATTGCTGATCAATGCTGCTGCCTGCGCCAGTGGTGATTCGTTCATTGCCGAAATGCGCAGGGACTTCGGCGGGAGGATTGTGGGATGAAAATTTACTGCTCATGCTGCGACAAGGTGCAGCCCGTCCGTGTCGATGACTGCTTGGACGCCAAGACGAACGAGCCGTTCCAAGACATCGTGTGCAACGAGTGCGACTTGGTGATCGCCAGCGGAATAAGCATCACCACGCCACCCGAAGCCCTGCGGCACGCGGAATGGCTGGGGCTGTCTCTGGCCATTGGCGCACAAGAAGCCGCCGACGAGCTGCGCCGCCTGCATGAGGTTGAGGTGGCCTACGGGGTGATGATGGCGCAGGCTGAATCACGGATCGCGGAGCAGGCCAGCGACCCCGCCATCCACTACTGCCACCGCTTCGCAATCCTCATGGAGTGCGTCATGCTCGGCGGGGTGGACAAATACTGGGACGAGATGGGCACCTTGCTCGATGAATACCACAAGGCCCGAGACGCATGGATGACGGCTCACGGGCAGCCGTACGTGTCAGGGTTTGGGAAGGATTGAATCATGAGCGACAGAGATTTATTGCGGCAGGCGCTGGAGGCTGGGTTTGATTTAGATGGAATGCCCAATATGCTTTACACGGTGCGTGGTAATTATGCCCAGCTTGAACGCCTTGTCGAGCTTGCCCGTGCTGACGAGCGTAAGCGTTTACATGACAAGTTCATGGAGATTCATAAGTCTCAGCAGCACAGCAACAATTACTGGCACTTTGCTGCACGCAAGATCATGGAGGAGTCCTGATGCTGCGTGATTACCAACAGCGCACCATCGACCAGCTCTATGCCTGGTTTGAGGCTGGTGAGTCAGGCAACCCTTGCCTGGTGCTGCCGACCGGCTCTGGCAAGAGCCACATCGTCGCTGCCCTGTGCAAGGATGCCTTGCAGAATTGGCCGGAGACCGTGGTGCTCATGCTGACGCATGTCAAGGAGCTGATCGAGCAGAACGCTGAGAAGATGCGCCAGCATTGGCCTGGTGCACCGCTTGGCATCTACAGCGCCAGCATTGGCAAGAAGCAGCTCGGCGAGCCGATCACCTTTGCAGGCATCCAGTCGGTGCGCACCAAGGCCAAGGAGCTGGGACACATCGATCTGGTGCTGATCGACGAGTGTCACCTGGTCAACCACAAAGACGAGGGAGGCTACCGCAAGCTGCTGTCCGAGCTAAAAGCCATCAATCCGAGCCTGCGGGTGATTGGCCTCACCGCCACACCCTACCGTCTGGGGCATGGCTTGATCACCGACAAGCCTGCGCTGTTCGATGCCTTGATCGAGCCGGTGACCATCGAGGAGCTGATCTTCAAGAATTATCTGGCCACGCTGCGCAGCAAGGTCACCAAGGCCAAGCTGGACACCACTGGCGTGCACAAGCGTGGCGGGGAGTTCATCGAGTCCGAGCTGCAGGCCGCTGTGGACACCAAGGACAACAACGAGCGCGTGGTGCGCGAGATCGTCGAGCTGGCAGGCGAGCGCAAGGCGTGGCTGGTGTTTTGCACAGGTGTCAAGCACGCCGAGCACATCGCCGTTGTCTTGCGCCAGCATGGGGTGGCTGCCGAGTGCGTGACCGGCGAGACGTCAAAAAAGGAGCGCGAGCGCATGCTGGCCGACTTCAAGGCCGGACGGCTGCAGGCTCTTACCAACGCCAACGTGCTGACCACCGGCTTCGATTACCCGGACATTGATCTGATCGCCATGCTGCGCCCGACCATGAGCGCGAGCCTGTACGTGCAGATGGCAGGCCGGGGCGTGCGGGTGAAGTCGCACATCGATCATTGCCTGGTGCTGGACTTCGCCGGGGTGGTGGCCACCCACGGGCCGATCACCGCTGTGCAGCCGCCCAAGAAGGCCGGAGAGGGCAACGGTGAGGCACCGGTCAAGGTCTGCGACAACTGCGGGGAGCTGTGCGCCATCTCGGTGTCTGCCTGCCCTGCTTGTGGCAATCTATTTCCCGAGCCTGAGCGCAAGAAGCTGGAGCTGCGCAACGACGACATCATGGGGCTGGAGAGGAGCGACCTGGACGTGACAGCCTGGTCCTGGCGCAAGCACGTCAGCAAGGCCAGTGGCAAGGAGATGATCGCCGTGACCTACTACGGTGGCCTGAGCGATCCGGCCATCACCGAGTACCTGCCTGTCCTGCACGATGGGTATGCTGGGGACAGAGCCATTCAGCAATGCATGATCATGGCAAATAGCTCTGGGACTGATTTGTCTCAAGCACATCGCTGCCAAGGCCAAAGTGACTGGCTGGAATACATAGTGGCCGAGATGAGCAGCAGCAATCCTCCCAGCAGCATCGAGTTCAAGCGCGATGGCAAATTTTTCAGAGTGATGAAAAGGAGATGGGCATGATTGACAAACCGAACACCAGACCGAGCGAGCCGGAGTTTTTGATTCAGTGGCGTGAGTGGGACAAGGCCGGGCCACCCAAGTGCTGCCACACCTGCGAGCACTACGGGGTCGATGGCCTATGCGTCGAGTTCTTCATGACGCCGCCCGAGGAGTTTGCGGCCAGCATGGATGCCTGCGACAAGTGGGAGCGCGAATGTCCGTTCTAGACCGCATACCGACCGAGCACGAGGAGCAGCGCGAGCTGGTGCGCTGGTTTCGCCAGACTTGGCCAGGCGTGCGCATCTTTGCCATCCCCAACGGTGGCGCACGCAGTCCGGCCACCGCTGGCCGATTGAAGGCCGAAGGCGTGGCCTCTGGCGTGCCCGACCTGTTTGTGCCTGCCTGGGGGCTGTGGGTGGAGATGAAGCGCACCAAAGGCGGCAGTCTGAGCGCCGAGCAAAAAGACTGGATCACGTACCTTGAAAGTGTGGGATTCTGTTGTATAGTGGGAAAAGGTGCGGAAGCTGCCAAGGGGCAGATCAGTGCCTTTTTTAACCAACGAAAGAACACACCATGAGCACTCGCATTTACGTTGTCACCGACATCGAGACCAGCCGCCACCGCCTGATCCGCGCAAGCAACCAGGCGCAGGCCATCCGGCACGCAGCCCAGACACGCTTCGACATCGAGGTGGCTGGCCAGGAGGACTTGGTCAGCTTGCTGACCAACGGCATCCCCATCGAGCTGGCCGGTGCTGGTGCCACTGCCGACATGTTCGAGGACGCGATCACCAACGCTGGGGGCACCGACTGATGGCCACCGACAAGACCAAGGACCGCTGGATGACGATCCGCATCCCACCGGACGTGGAGCTGGCGCTGCGCCGCCAGGCCGAGGCCGACACGCGCACCCTGGCCGCCCAGGTGCTGCACTACATCAAGCAGGGGCTGGCCGACGAGGGCAAGAAGGTGGCTGCATGAAAAAGCAGATCAAGATCAGCATCGAGACGCTGATGCACAAGTGGCCGGTGTTCGCTGTTGGCTTTGCCAATGGCGAATTCTTTGTCTCGATGTGGCTGGTGGACGTGCGCATCTGGAGAGGGTACTGATGAAGTGCCCTGTCTGCGGCACCTGGACGCTGGTGGAGGAGACTCGCCAGCGTCCAGACAATGCCAAGTATCGACGCTATGAATGCGCCAACATGCACCGCTTCACGACGCTCGAAACGGTGGTCAAAATCATTGTTGCAAAAATCCCAAAAGATTAGGGTTTGTCCTGATTAAATATATTGTGGGAAATCGTGGTAAGATGCAGTCATCAACAACCAGCAGGAGCTGACCGTGAGCAAACTGATCGAAACCTACCGCAAGTGCCCGACACCTTCCAACAGGGCCAAGCTGCAGACCTACCTGCAAAAACACATGATGGCTGCCTGCATGGCCACGCCTGAAGAGATCGCCTTCCTGAAGGCCAACGAGTTCAAAGTCTGAGGAGGCCACCATGCAACTCAAACGCTACCAAGTCATCCTGGCCGTCATCGGTCTGATCGTTGCAATGGGCATCGTCGGCCAGTCCGACTTTGAGGAGGCCGAGCGCCAGCAGGCCGAGTACTGCGACATGGTTAAGCTGTGGAAGCAGACCAAGGGCCAGTCGGGCTGGCCAGCCTACAACGGTGAGGGGATGTGCCAGCGCCTTTAGGCAAACGGCCTGGTGCCTGCCTTGTCGATAATCAGCGCCTGCTTGCGGGGGCTGACATCGACGCTGTTGGGCACGCTGATGTGCACCCAGCGACCGAATTCTGAGATCACTTGGTCGTAGCTGATGCCGCTGGCGATGATGGCCTTCACCACTTGGTCTGGGGTCATGCCTGGCACCTTGAAGTCGGCAGCGCAGCCAGTCCGATGTTGGCTGGTGTCTTTGCTTCCCACAGCATCATTGACCAGCTTGGTGCGCAGGCCTGAGCTGATCATGATCGGCTTGCCGCCAAGCACCACCTTCACCTGCTCCAGAAAGTCTGCCAGGCGCGTCAGATTGGCCAGCTCGGTGTCATTGGGGCTGTTGTCCCAGCCGTTGCGCTCTGCGGTCTCTGAGGCCGTCAGCTCTTCCAGGGTGAAGTTGGGTGTGAGATTCATTTTGCGGCCTTGGAAAGCAGATCGGTCTTGGCCTGAGAGCCAGCAGACGAGCCGAAGTAGTAGGCAATGATGCCCGTCCAGGCCGTGCCCAGGCTGCCCAGCATCATTAGGATGGCCGGGTTGCTGCTGTCGATCTGGTTGAAGAACATCATCACCATAATGCCGAAGAAGCCGATAGTGACCGCGCCAGCCAGGATGGGGGGCATCATCGAGCGAGTGGCTGCCTGCATATCTCTGGCGCTCTTGCGGTCCTCAACCTCCAGCTTCTCGAAGTTCAGGCCCAGCTCTTGCGCTTGTTTTTGCAGCTCAATCTCGGCCAGCTTGACCTGGGCAATTTGGTCGGCGGTCAGCTTGTTGTTGGCGATCAAGTCGCCCACCTTGCCTTCGTCCACGCCAATGGCTTTGGAGATGGCAGACACCGCCATGCCAGCTAAGGGGCCACCCATTGCAGTTGCGATGGTGGGTGCGATCTGTTTGAGCCAGTCCATGATTACCCTTTCAGATCAAAACTTAGGTTTGGATGGCGCGGGTATTGAACCACTCGCTCACCCTCTGGGCATTTGTACTTGATCGTTGCCAGCAAGGTGGCGCTGCCAGCCGCGATTTTTTCTTTTTGCACCATAGTCAATTGATAGGTGAACGTGTCGATCTGTGGTCCTGCTGGGCCGCTAAACTTGCTGGCCGTGGTGGTGGCCTCATGCACCATGCCTGCTGCATCACGGATGCTTGGTGTGAAGCTCTCGACAGAACAGTCGTCGCGCTTTTTAATCCGCGCAACGGTGACATTGATCGGCTTGCCGTGCTCGGCCACGATCTTGAAATTCTCAGGCGACCACTCAATGATTGTTCGGTCAAACCAGCCAAATTTATCGGCCAAGGTATAGCTGCCGCCAAGCGCCGCAACGCTCGCAGCAACGGCTCCAATGGCCTTGGTGAGGTCAATCATCAAACCCCCAGCATCTTTTTCAACATCTCAGCAGCAAAGCCTGGGCCAAGCAGCGTGACCGCGATCAGCGCATAGAGGATGTACTCGATGCGGCTCATGCGCTTGCTGCTTGACTCAAACGATTTTTGGATGGATTCGTACCGCAGCGCACAAATTTCTTCGTGCGTCTGAAGTCGTGCATCGGTTGCATCGATCTGGCTCATTACATGCCCTCGCCCTGCACGATGTAGACGGTGGAAGCAGCCGAGGCCAAGCCACTGAAAAACGACTCACGCCCAAAGCGCAGCACCTCAACGGCACCAGGCACCAGCACAATGGCTGCGGATGACGTGCCAGCAACAGGCGCAACAGCATTTGCCGTAGCGATTGCAGCAGTGCTACCAACGCCCAAAAACACCGTATAGGCGCTTGAATTGATGATGCGGTACTGGCCTACGGCCTGTGCGTCGAAACGTGCGTCAACGAGCGCCTGGACGCCTGTAGGAGCAACAGCAGCAGCAGGGATGACAACGGTATTGCCCAGTGGAGCAAATGCAATTTGACTATTCTGTGCCATGTCAGACTCCTATCAGTTAATTTTGTAAACGGTTGCCCAAGGCTTGCCGACGATTGTTTGCGTGCCTGTGCGTGCAGCGAGTGTGCTTAAAAGCAGTGCTTCAACTTCGGCAACTTTGATTTGTCCGAGTGCTGACTTGACCCATGATATAACCATGTCTTTGGTCAAATCTTCAAACGGCACAAAGGTGCTGCCTTGCTCCAGCTTGACGATGCCAACTTTAGTTGGTGCATCAAAGGCATCACCAGCGGTGGCCTTCCAACTTGCTTGAACAACTAGGCCGTCGGAAGCGTTGCGTTCAAGTTCTTCAATAGTCCATGTGATCTGATTCATTTGGTGACCTTTTACGCGGGTAGTATGGAGAGCTTGCGAGTCTCGTCGTAGCTGACGGAAGTGCCAATTAACCTTGCAGTAATTTGGTTCAACCCGCTGTTAACTGGGTAGGTACCACCAGTGACTGTGATCGCCAAAGTTGCAGCAGTAGTGCCAACATTTACAGCAGAAAGCGCCACAGTGCCAGGTGTACCGCCACCACCTTGAACGTAATAGTCGCGCACTTGGTCAAACTGCCAAGTTATATTTTGTGAGTTGACAGTGCCGACCCCAATGTCAAAAATTACTTGGTGTGAACGCTGACCGCCTTCAGTGTCCATGTAATGAATGGCTACAAAAAGCTGCCCTGCAAATGCGCATCCCTGCGGGAAACCATAGGCAATCGGAGACGAGGCCGTAAAAAGTTCGTAAGCAGTGGCATCCACAAGACCATTTATTGCGCCTTTTGAAATGTCAAACTGCTGGAAAAAATCACCATTGTTCGTGGGAACCACAGCCAAGTCACGAACTTGTGCAATCGAGTTTTGACGACGTGTGGATGTGTCCACCAGCAATGCACGCTGCGGGTCGATGATGACATCGCCGTTGGCGTTGGTGCTGCTGATGGTGTTGCCAGCAATGCGGATGTTGCCCATGTCGCTGTTGCCAGTGACGGACAAATTGACGCCGTTCAGATCAGCGCCACCTTCGATGCGCTGCCATGTTGCGCCGTTGAAAGCTGCTACATCACCGACGCCCCAGTTGGAGATGCCGTCGAGTGAGGTGGAGCCTGCCACGCTAACTTGGTAGTAGTCGCCCTTGGTGCCAGCGCCAGAGGTCAGCGCGGGGCTGTTGGTGCTGGCATCCCAAGTGCCTTTGTAGTTCAACGCGCCGATGGCGTTGGTGATGGATGAGACTGTTTTTAACATGATCAGCAGTCCTCAGCGCCTGCAAACTCGGGCAATGTTTTCAAGTGCGCGTAGGCTTGCTTGATAAAGTTGTCACCGTCCATGTTGGGGCTGAATACGTAGCTTTTTGTGATGGCTTTCGCGCCATCGGTAAAGCTGACCGATGCCTGTGCTGAGTTCTTGTTTGCTGAAACGCTTTCGACTTTGACGTAAGCGTTCAAGGAAACTGATTTTCTACCGTCAGGGATCGGGCCATGTTCTGTCATGACGTTGACAACGCCTTCGATAGAGATGCTTTTACGGAGTGCCATGATAAGAGTCCTTTCGATGAATTAAGTGGTGATGTTGTTTGCAACCACGCCGTTGGCGTTGCCTGCAGCCAGCGACCATTTTGTTCCGCTGCACGCATGAACGTTGTTGCCAACCAGCATTGTGTAGTCGTATGTACCAGTGCTGACTGCGATAGAGATTCCATTGACACAACCAGCGCGAGCCATGTTGTTCATGATTGATGGGCCGTCAGACATTGGGTCGCCACCAGTGATGTTTTGGATACGGATGCACCAGTTTGAGATGTTGCCAAAACTGTTGTTCGCAAAGATTGACTGCTTAATGGATTGATCCGCCAAGATGCCATTGGCGCAAGATTCAAAATTGTTGCCAGTGACATCGCAATAGTGAAAGTTTGCGCCGACCTGGATGTTGACTCCAGAACCAGTGAGGCCGATGAATTTGTTGTTGCTGACGATCCATGCAATGCCACTGCCGAAAGGCAAACGAATACCATCCACCATGTTGCCAGCGCCGTTGAAGACATTGCCTTTAATGATGAAGTCGCTGTATCCAGCGCCTGCTGTTGGAACGAAAATGGCGCTGCCTGCAAAGTCCTCAAAAGTAGAGTCTACGATTCGGTTGCGACGACTGAAGCCTCCACCGCCTTGAAACTCAATGCCTTTGAGAAAACGGCAACCGCTGAAGACGCCTTCGCGCATTGCGACAGTTACAACCTTGCCAGCAAAGGAGCATCCGGAAGCATAGAAGCCGCTTGGGTTGCTGTCGCGGTAGTAACTCAAGAAATCAAGTGCAGTCTCAAACGCGCAGTTGGTCAATCTAAAATTTTGAATGCCAGCAGCCAGCCCTTGCGTGATGTCTGCAACAGTGCTGTTCCGAAACGTGCTGTTGCTGATGCTTACATCTGTTGTGCTGCCATACGTAAACCCGTAATAACAGCTATCGAAAGTGTTGTTGTTGATCGTGATGCGCTCGGACTCGTTGTCAACAGCGATAGCTGCAAGCAGGCGGTAATCTGCACCGTATTCATTAACTGGATCGTAGTAGGTTTGATCGTTACCGCAGTCGCGCCAAATGCAGTTGTCGAGCACAACGTCGTAGCCTGCCTCAATGTCACAGCCATCCAACGCCGACTTCTCGCCGTAACAGTTGTTGAAAATCACGCCAGAAGGGATGTCCTCTCCGGATCCGCCTGCCACTGTGTAGCAGTGACGACCACAGGTGCTGGCGTAGCAGTTCTCGATGACCACGTCCATGCTATCAGTGCCACCGGCCTCTGTGCCGTAGCCTTCAACGTAGAAGCCATCGCCCTTTTGATATCCGGCGCCAGCGATGCGCAGGGCTGTACAGTCGCTGATTCGGATGTTGCTCACGGGGCCAAAACGACCGGAAACAGTGAATCCGTAACCGGAGTAAAAAACGTCATATGTTGGAGCAACACCAAAAGGATCGGCTTGGTTGATGATGCCCATGTTCTGGGCTGTCACACGGTTGACTTTGACGTTGGAAGAAGCGTTGATGTTGATGCCATCGCAACCACGCACACCCGTGTAGATGTTGCTTGTCTGGCCACCACCGTTGATCAACAAGTCTTCAACAACTATGTTGACCATGTTGGCGATGGTGATCTTTGAAAACTCTGTGCCCCACTTGATGATGGAGGCCGAGCCTGCGCCAAACAGTTTGAAGTTGGACTTGAGGCTGAAGCCACCGTTGCAAAGATATGTGCCTGGAGGGACGTAAACGATGCTGTTGGCTGCAATTGCATCGATGAAGGCTTGGCGGTCATTGGTCACGCCGTCGCCAACAGCTCCGTAGTCTTTGACAGATGGGATTTGCTCGCCAATGACTACGGCTTCGCTGTAACGCTCGGTGGCTGTTGGTGCGCTGTAAACTGTGCTGCCATTGCGGTTCATCACACGGATGCTGTAGTCGCTGTTGACGTACAAGCGGCCCGGGGTGCCGTTGCGCGATGGGTAGCCAGCCAGTGTGCGGATGGGTTGAGGCGCTAAGATTGTTAGAGCTTCGTCCCAGTAGACTTGCACTGGATTCGTTTGTGGGTCAAGGTTGGCAGTGCCAAGCCAGATGTAACCAGCCTCAAGAGGTTGGCCATCGATGTCCGTAAAGATCGGGTATGTTGGTTGAATCGAAAGTACTGACATTTATTGGTTCTCCTGTGTAGATTGTCTGCCAGCTTGCATAGATTGCACAAGCCACCTCTCGCGCCAGCTCATCTCGCGTGGCATTTTGGCAGCCTCAGCAAAGCGCTGAAATGCCGCTGATCGTGCCACAGCTCTCACTGTAGCTTGGCTCGGTGTTTTGTTTGCGCCGTCGATGGCCAGGCGCTGAAACTCAGGCGACGCAATCAGCTCGTCGGCTGCTTTGATCACCTGCGGCTTGACGCCCTTGCTCAGGGCTGCTGTCAGGCCGGAGGCAATACCAGCGCCTGGCAGGCCCACGGCAGTCGTGGCGGCCTCGATGGGCAGGCCAATGGCTGCACGCTTGGCCACCATGTAGACGCTGCCCAGCAGCGAGTCTGCGCCTTGCAGCTCCTGCTGGACGGCCTGGATGCGGCCTGTGGTGATGCGCTCGCGGCTGGCCTTGCGCACGTTGTCAGCAACCCGGTACAGGTCCGACAGCGACTTCCTGGCTGGCTGCGGCAGGTTGTTCATCAGCGCAGCGTAGGCCTGCTTGTTCTCCAGCAAGCCTTTATACCAGTTGGCATAGGTGTTGAAGTTCAGCGTGCCGGTCTGGGTGGCCTTGCCGAATGCTGTGTTCAGGGCTGAGGCTGCCACCATCTGGCGCATGTCCTTTGGGATGGCGCTTAGGATGTTGACCAGCTTCTCGCCGTCGCCCTTGGACAGCGAGGTGGTGGCCGTTGACAGCTTGGTGACCAGGCTTTGGTCGAGCTGCTTGCCGAACAGCGACACCATGTCGTCCTCGAAGCCCTTGCGCATTTGCACCAGGCTTTTGGCCAGGCGGTACTGCTCACCACGGCCAACGGTTTCAGCCAAGTTGAACTGGTCGTCATCGATCAGTTTGTAGAGGTTTTTTGCAGCGCCAGTGTTTGCGTCTTTGAACGTTCCCTTTGCTTTTGTAGCATCGCCGATGTCCATGCGAACATCGTCAATCAAGGCGTAAGTCGGTTGACGCTTTCCAATCACTTTGCCAGCATCGTCTTTGATGTTTGTAGGTGTCAACTTACGAAGAATCTCTTTCTCCATAGCTGATAAATTTTCTAGATCACCACCAAGGTCTTTAACACGCTGCTCAATGAATGCCAGCACATTGTCGGCTGCGCCTCGTGTTTGAGCAGGAATGTCGGTGCGCAGCGTCTTGTAGGCGTCGTCTGCCTGTGTTTCTAGGTTTTTCACAGTTTGGCCGAGTTGCGTGCGAACGGCCTGGTTCATGCGGCTCAGGTCCGTCATGCCGCCGATCTGTGTGATCAGGTCGTCTGCCTGCTTGCCCACGGCCTCCAGGCCGGTCAGCTCGGCCGCACGCGCCTGGCTGCCGGGGATTGACTTCACGGCCTGCGCCAGTTCGCGGTAGGCTTGGTTTGAGGTCAGGTGGTCCGGCTGCAGGTAGCCCTCGATCTTGAGCCGACGCGCAGCTTCGATCACCTTGGGGTCAGGCGCTGCCTGTGTGGCCAAAATCTCAGTGGCCCTGCCTGCGCCAAGACCACCCTCTGCCGCCCTGCGGGTGGTAGCTGTCAGCTCCTCAGCCGTCATGGCCGCTGCTGGGGCTGCCGGGGCCGGTGGCACCGCTGGGGCCATTGCCGTGCCCATAGGCGCACCAGCGGGTGCGGCAGGCGTGACAGGTGCCACGGGGGCCACAGGAGCCGCACCAGGCGCTCCTGCTGGCGCTGCCGGTGGGGCAGCAGCCGGTGGCACTCGGCCAGCACGAACGTCGCGCACGGCCTGCGGGATGCGGGTGACCGCCTGGCCAGCGCCGCCAAGCGCTCCGGCCAGCGCCACCTCGCCAGTGTCGAATCTGCCGCCGGTGGCAGCTTGTGTGGCCTCAATGGCGGCCTGTGTTGCGCCACCGGCCACGATGGCACCGGGGATGGTCAGGGCACGGCCAGCAGGTGTGAAGGCAGCCACAGCGCCGACAGCGCGTGGGATGTCGCTGACTTGGAAGCCAGGCTTGATGGCATAAAACTGGCCGTCGATGGACGACTGCATCACATAGTTGCCCTTCTCATCCTGGGTGACTTGCACGCCGGGATAGTTGGACTTGATGATCTGGACCGTTTCTTCAGGGCTGCTGATCATCGTGCCCAGGGCAGACTTGAAGCTGGCCATGCTGAAGGTGTTTAGCTCGGGCATGGCCGCATAGTCCGGCAGTGCTTGCGTGGTTGGCGTGGCGCGCTCGGTGCCAGTGATGGCCTCACGGATGCCGCCCACGATGCCCATCGGCTCGGTCTTTTGGATCGCAAAGCCGGTGGGCACCTTTGCCATGCCGCTGGAGACGTCGCGCTCCAGCTCCATCATCTCCTCGCGTGTCATGCGTCCGGTGCTGTAGGCCTCCAGCACAGCCGCAGGCAGCTCTGGCGTGGTTGGTCTGGCACCTTGAGGCTGCTCGCCACGCAAAGCCGCGCCACGGGGCAGCATGAGCGTGCCGCCGCGAACGTCGGCCTCAAACTCTGCCGACTCTTCAGGCGTCATTTGTCCAGAGCTGTAGGCTTGGTAGACCCTCGCAATCGCATCCGGCGGTACAGCAGCCATACTGCTGGCACCAAGAGCACGCTGAAAGGTGCTGGTCGTGCCGCCCTCCGCGATGGTGGCAGCAGGACGGCCTGCTGGCGCAGCCTGTGGCGTCAGCTCGCGCACGCCTTGCGAGACGCGCTGCATGTAGGCCTTGGTGCGTGGTCCCCAGTTCTTGGGATCGGTGCCGCCGTGGTATTCGGCAGCCGCCAGCTTGATGTCGCCCTTGTTGCGGTCCAGCGATTCCTTGAGCAGCAGGCCAGCGGCCTCGGCTGAGTTCTCTGGGCTGAGGTAGGCGTCCACACCGTACTTCTTGAGCACCGCCTGCCGAGTGGCCGGAATGATCTGGAAGGGGGTTTTTGCGCCTGCCTCAGACACCTGGTCGGCATTGCTGCGCTCGCCTCGTGTGAGCACCGAGACCAGCAAGCCACTTGGCAGGCCGAGCTTTTGCTCGGTGCCAGCGGCCAGATCAGACCAAAACGGGTCTTTGTAGCTGGTGGGGGTTTGTTGCGTTGCCATCTTATGGTGCGCCTGTAAACGGAGTGGGCACAGTGACACCGCCTCCAAACTCCGGTGGGTTCACTGGCGTCGTGGGCAGTGGCGATAAATTCTGACCAGGCACAGCGCCTGTCTGGGGATTTGCAAAGCGCATGTAACCACGGCCAGACACCGCACGGCCAGCTTGAGCTGCGGCCAAGTCTTGCGCACGCTGATCCATGAACTGGCGTGCAAAGTCCACGTAGGTGGTGCCTTTAGGCACTTGGATGCCGCCAATGTCGATGTCTTTGTTAGCACGGCCAAGGGTGCCATTTGAGTTCACCCACTCAGACTTGGCGCTTTCGGCCACCGCCTCGTACTGCGCCATCTTGGCCATGCCGCGCAGGAATGAAGCGAGCACGGCTGCATCAGCCGTCTCTGGTGGCAAGCCCTTGAGCGCCAGTTCGATGTCCTTGTCTGTGGCCACGCCTGGTGGCAACGACTTGATGGCCTGCGTATTGCGCAGCCTGGTGTACTCGTTGCGCAGTTGCGTGAATCCGTCCTGGTTGCCGGTGAGGTTTTTCACCTTCTCAGAGAACGATGTCCCTGCGCCTCTACCGCCGCCAGCCGACTCCATGCGGCTGGCCAGATCGAGCATGCGGCCTGCGGCCTGCTCAGAGCCGACGGCAGCTATTGCTGCATCGTTGACGATCTTGGCTGCGTTGGCATCGAGCGTGGTGCCCTTTTGGTTCAGCTCAAAGAGTTTCAGTTCAACGTCAGACTGCAACTTGTCGCGGTCTAATTTCAGCTTGTCTTGATCGAGCACCAGCCTCTTGGAGCGCTCCACGATCTGGCTGTCCAGGTTGCGGATGTTGGCAGCCGTGTTCGTGTTCTCCAGCGCCAGGCGGGTCGGAGTGTTGGCTGTGACCAGTTCTTCTTTGGTTGCGCCAGCCTCGGCTGTGCGAATTTCGCTTGGTGCCTTCATTGCCTTGATTGCAGACTCCAGCGTTTTGTCACCTCCAGGCAGTACGGCCATGTTGATGCCAGCAATTTTTAATGCTGAGAGTGGGTCATTTTCTGCAAGTTGCGCTGCAACCTCGTAGGCTTTGGCTTCGCTCTCTCGGCCTGAGTTGCGATTCGCCAATGCTTCATCCTTCAAAAGCTGGATGCCGATCTGAGGCTGGTTGGCGCTGAATGCCGCGATGACTTGACCACCAAAGCGCAACCGGTTTTCCTGCTGATCTTTGGACAAGGTCTCAAAGTTGGCGCGCATGCTGGCTGCTTCTTTTTCAGGCAGTAGCATGGCCACGTTGGTGAAGTCTCGCGCAGTCGGGTTTTTATTTTGAATCAGCGCATTGACCTGCGTTTGCAAGTTCTGCTTGCGCACCAGCTCCTGCTCCTGCAGTTGACGCTGAGCACCAATGTCGGCAATCGATGCGCCGATCTTGAATCCGCCCAAAGCAGCCTCAAAAGGACTCTGGACGTTGAGTGAGTAGTTGATTGGTTGGACCATTTGTGGCTCCTTATACCTTGCTGTAGTCCACGGTGAGATAGCCATCGGACTGGCCCACAGCGTCAGGATAGATGCCCAGCACCTCTTGCGCCATCAGACCGATCTGACGACCGCCGCCCCAGGTGTATTCAAACTCGTAGACGCCCAGGCCATCTGACCGGGTGCCGATACGTTGGATGTTCTTTTTCAGCCGAATGTCGCTGAAGATGTTGCCCAGGCCTGGCGTCATTGCTGTGCCAGCCTTGCCTGCGGTGGCACCGTACTGCGCACCCAAGAACTGAGCAGGCAGGTTCAGAACATTGGCAAAGGCTTGGCCCTGCGCCAGCTCTGCGCCAGCGCGTGCAGCGCCTTGCTGTCCCATCAATCCTGCAATGTCTGCACCAGTTCTCAAGCCAGCCGTGGCCGTGCCTGCAGCCGATGCTTGGCCAATCTGTGCCAAGTTCTGCGTAGTGGTTTGTCCCAATGATGTCAGGCCGCCAAGGCGACCGTACTGGGTTGCGATTTCCTGCTGCAGCATTTGTGGCCGGAACTGTGCCAGTGCGGCTTGGATATTGCCACCGCGCAGGCCACCAGTGGCCGATGCACGCTGCAGCAGTGCTTCCTCGCCCTGCCGGACTTGAGCCTGAAAGCCTGCGCCTCCTTCAATGGCGGCAATGGCTGCTTGCTGCGCCTCTGGACCAAGCAACCCGGCAATGGCCTGCTGTTGCTCCAGTGCAGGCGCTCCGGCTGCAGCGTAAGGCTGCAGGCCACCGAGTGCAGTGGTGCCTGCGGTGACGTAGGGCTTGAGGATTTCTTGCACCGCCTCGAACTGGCGACGCTGCTCATCGATGCCAGCCTGTGCAGCTTGCGTTTGTGCGCCAGCAGTTTGACTGGCTGCTCTGCTTTGCACCATGCCGCCGACAAGCTGAGAGCCTCCGACAACTAGGGCTGTTACTGGATCAGGCATTGCCAAACTCCTTCATGTAATCTTCAAGCGTCTCGCCGTACAGCTCCATGACTTGTTGCGCCGTTTCAGTGGCGCGCTGAGTGCCGTGGCACAGCGCCACCGTCATCAGCACCACGTCATAGTAGCCTGCACGCCAGACAAACGAGCGTGCATCTGCCTTGCCACTGCGCTCGGCCTGGTCAGATGCTTGCCACTTTAAAATCATTGACGCCACGACAGGCGTCAGGGTTTGCGAGTTTGCAATCCAAAATGTGTTTTGGCTCATGCCGACCAGGGTGTTCCAGATCGCAGCGTTCAAATCATCACGCTCGACGGCATCACCATCGGCCACGTCATCAAAGACCTGAATCGCTCCATAGAGCATGAGCAGCCACTCGATGGCTGGCGCAGGTAGCGCAAGAACCCTTTGCAGGTTCAGTCTCAGCCAATCGATACCAGTCATGCGCAACCTTTCAATGGTCGGATGAGCTGCTGGCGGCTCGATAAGCTCAGCCCTTGCATTTTCTCACAATTTGACATTTGGTCAATCCTCGTCTTCTTCCCGGTCTTCCCAGGCTTGGCAGACGCGCATGTCGTTGCAGATGAAGTTCAGCTTCTCGCAGTGGCCACGAAAGCCTGCGCCCTTGTCGTAGGCTGCCATCGGGATGCGCTCAATGCGAACCTGTGCCATCAGGCTGTTGTCGTAGTAGCCGCAGTTGGAGCAGTGCTTGCGCCGCGCTTCCTTCTCGTCGCATTGCATGGCCTCGGCCAGCCCTGCATAGAACTCCTTGTTTGCGCCTGGCTCGTTGGTGGGCATCTCGGGGCCGTAGTTCCAGTCCTGCACCGCAATGACGTAGTTCTTTTTGTTCTCTGCATTGGTCAGCATCGGCTCGGTCATAGGGATGCCACCGAACCCGGCAAGCATCATTTTTGGCATTTTTGCGTAGTCCATGCGGTTCTCCTTATGTAATCTCGCGGCCAGACACGCGCAGCGTCAGTGCTGTGGCGTTGCTGGCGATGGTGCTGATAAATGCACCGGCATCCAGCTCTTGGCCGACCAGCTCGGGGCACAGGTAGGTCTCGCCTGGCACCACGGTGCGGTCGTCGATGATCAGGTTGGCGTTGCCAGCGCTGCCGCCCACTTGCACCAGGTTAACGCTGAACGTGCGGTTCACCGTGTCGGTGTTGGTGACGGTGGCCTTGTCGATCAGCGCCTTGACAGCGCTTGCCGTGTATTGGGTTGTCTGAGTGGCTTCCATTTGCTTGGGAGGCACCAGGGTTTTTACGATGACGGTCATTGAACACCTCCGATGTTGTTGTTGACTGTGAGAATTATGGACGGGATACCTGGGTGCGGTGCAGCCGCAGGAAAGGCGGTAACCTCGACGCTGAGGTCGGTGACCGAGAACATCAGCTCAACATAATCGTTGGCCTTGAGGTCAAAAAAGTAATTCAGCGACGAAAAAATCTCAGCGTTGTTGCCTTGAATCCTGATCTGGCTGGCGCTGTCCGGCACATCCACGCCGTTGAGCCGGAACCAAAAATAGAACTCAGCCGTGCCGCCTGTGGTCTTGTCCAGTTGGAACGAGGTGTCGAAGTTGTAGATGCCCTCGCTGTCCACAATGATGCGCGAGGTAGGCGAGCCAATAAACACGCCATTGCTCAGGTCGGTGTTGTTGAACGTGATCGCCTTGGCCGTGTTGATAACCGTCGCCGTCTGCGTGGTGGTGTCATAGAACGAGCCGTACCGCGCACGCTTGAACTCTCTGGCTGGCGGTGTCATCTGCAGCCCTTCGACGGCTGAGGTCAGTTGAGCCAGCAGGGCCATCACCTGGTTGACCTTGTTCTCCGTTGACGCGATGCTGACCGCAGCATCTTGGGCCAGCGAGGCGATCTGGTCCAGCGCCAGCGTGGCCTTGCCATCAATCACGGCAGAGCTGACAGCGGCTTCCTGCGCCAGCGCAGAAATCATGCCCAGCGCCTGCACAGCAGTTGCCTGGGCAGTACCTGCAGCGATGTTGATCTCCAGCATCACATCAGGTGCAATGGCGTCGACCGTTGCGAACAATAGCTCGAACTGCCTGATCTGCTGCTGGTCGGTCAGGAACTGCGCGAGCTGGTCGCGGGTCAGATTTAGCTTGCGGGAGACGGGTGCGGTGGCCATCAGTACAGCAACCCTTCGATCTGCATCTCAAGTCGTGCAAATGCAATATGTGAATCGCTGTCACCACGGAACCGCTGGATGCGCCAGTTGCGCATGTGGCCCTGCTGAAACCATGCTAGGCGCTTGGAGGTGTTGCCGATGGTGCCCACGTAGATGTAGCGGTCCTGACTGTAGGACAGGCCGTCCAACGAGTAGCTGGTGCTGATCTGCGGGTTGGTGCCCAGTGCCACTCGTCCGGTCAGGCTCACCAGCTCCATCTTTTGGAACAGCGCGCCCTTGCCCTCGTTGTAGGCAATGATGGTGCCGAACTCCCAGCGCACCTGTTGCCCCCAGTGGCTGCCAATGTCGTCCACCAGATAGCCGATGGTGCTGGACTGCGGGTCGCCCACCAGCCATTTGTCGTAGGCCCAGACGAGGTTGCGTGCTCGGTACTGCGCAAAGCCCACCACCGTGGTGGTAAGGGTAAACCATACCTGATCGCCAAGCGCCTCGGATGCGGCTGCGTCGTAGACGATGGTGCGGTCTGGCAGGTGCACATAGAGGTGCTGATGCGACTTGTCGTTGCGCGCCTCCAGCTTGACCAGTGACAGTTGCGCCTCGGTGTAGGTCAGCAGCAGCTCGTCGATCTCTTGGGTGCTGATTTTTTGCGTGGTGGCCGCTGCGCCCACGTAGATGCTCGGGGACTCGTTTCGGCCACTGCCCAAGAAGGCGATGCGGTCGATGTAGACGCAGCAGGCAAAGGTGCCGACCACGCCCTTTTGGATTTGAGCGCCATCGATGCGTGCAAACGGAAACAGCTCGCCACCGGTGTTGTCGAACACCTCGATGGTGTTGCGGTTCAGTGCATAGACCTCGTTGCGCAGCTTGAGCAGCGCCACCACGGGGTCGGGATCGACCTCCGAGCTGCCGTACTTCAGCGGGTTGACATCCAGCGGGTTGGACAACTCGGTGACGATCAGGAACTCGCCGTCGGTGGTCATGAAGTAGCCGTCCACCCACACCACGTCGAGCACCAGGCCAAGGTCTGGGTCGGTGACTTGGGTCAGGGTGGAGTTATCCCAGTAGTACAGCCGCCCACCGGATGCAATGGCCAGCTCGTCGAAGCTGTAGTCAAACGTCACCAGCGTGTTGACGGGGCCGCCAACGTCGCCCAGCACGGTCACAGCGCCATTGCTGGCCACCGACACCAGCTTGGTGCCCATGACCCTGTAGCACTCGCCCTGCCAGTTGATGCCGCCTCGGTCGATGCCTGGGCCGCTGCCGTTGGCCACGAGGCCGTCGCCTGGTCGCAGGTAGCCGGTGCTGATGCCGCTGTTCTTGGGCACCGGCACCATGTTGACCGGATAGGACGTGCGAAAGTCCGGGCCGTTGTCCGTATAGATGCCGTTGAGAATTGAGATTTGCATGGTTACTTCTTAGCCTTGTTTCGGGCCGAGATTTTCTTGGCCTTGGCCTGTGCGTCAGCTTTGCTTGACGCGCCCCAGGCTTTCAGACTGAGCAGCAGCCTGGTCGGCTCGCCGTCTTTGTACTCAGGGCCGGGGTTGTTTCCCATGCGTGCCAAGAACGACGCCCTGCGTGGGTTGTCGCCGGACTTGACTGGCGGTTTCAGGTTCATGCCTTCAGCCTTTGCCGCAGCCCTGCCCTTGGCGTTAAGCCCACCACGGGGGTTTTGACCTTCTTTGCGCTGCCATGCCGGTGTTTTCATCTGAACCTCGCAACCTTGGCAGCCACCTTCTTGGGCTGCTTGACGAACTGCTTGCCTGCCTTGGTGCCCTCGCGCTTGGCCTTGGTGGTGGCCGCATACTCAGCCGACGACAAGGCCTTGATGGCTTTTTCGGGCAGGTAGCGCTCACCGGTTTCGCTCGACGGCTTGCCGGACTTGGTGCGCCAGTTTTGACTCGACCAATCTTTGAGGCTTTTTTGCGGGGCTTTCATGCCTTGTAGCCT